GTGGGACTATCCGCACCATGCCGAAAGGCTGGCGCATTGAAGTCCGCGAGGCATTCGACCGGCGCGGGCGTGAACTGGGAGCGATGTAATGGCGTATGAGCAAAAACCGGGCGATATTGCCGTCTTCAAGGAAAAGGAAAAGCGCAACGACCGTGCGCCAGATTGGCGCGGTAATCTGATTGTCCCCGAAGGCGCAAAGCCCGGCGATAAGCTGGAGGTGGCGTTCTGGGCTAAAGGCGAGAGCGGAACGATGCTGGCCGGGTCGGTGAAGTTCCCGCAACAGCGCGACGCAGGCCCTGCCCGTGAAGCCCCGCCACAGCGCGGCGCTAGGTTTGACGACGATTTTCCTTTTTAGGCCGTGTCTGACCGTGCCGTCATTACCCTGCGTTCACAAGCTGACCGAGACAAGGCGGCTAAGTGGGCGCAGGGCGTCCCTCTAGGAAGCAAGATTGTCTTTCATGGCCCGACACGAAGCATCGACCAGAACAGCGCCCTGTGGGCCGCGCTTGGTGACATTGCCAGACAGCGAGATTATCACGGCCTCAAACTCTCGCCGGACGATTACAAACTGCTGTTTATGGACGCCTTGGACCGTGAGACGCGCATGGTTCCAAACCTGGACGGCACGGGAATGGTCGGTCTAGGCCGGTCATCCTCAAGCCTGAGCAAAGAAGAATTTACCGGCTTGCTCTCATTGGTTTTTGAATGGGGCAACCGCAATGGTATCGTTTGGAGCGACCAGCCATGACGCCTGAAGCATATTGCAATCATCTGGCGCAAAAGGCGGAAATGGGAACAAAAAAGCGCGTTAAGTTTGTTCCATCTGTCGGGTGGTTTCGGGTCTATTGGCTTCGCCCCCGCCGCGAAGTAGGTCCGTTTCCGACGATTGAGCGAGCTTGGCTTGCCGATCAAAATGTTTACCGAGCGCAGGAATCTTACGACGCGCGCCGCGCTAGTTATGAGGCACCATGAACGACCCGATCACCGCAGTCAGAACCTACGCCTGCGAGAAAAGCCGTGCAGCCCGCGATAAGTGGCTTGCCCATCGTGCGGAAGCCGGAATGCCAGTGTTTCGCATTGCTGATAAGCATGACGACCCGCCGGGTGCGTTCATGAGACAGTTTCGGAAAACGCAAAAATAATCACAGCGGGGTATTGCGTTGCCGGAAACGTCGTGTTTTATGGTGGCAACAAGGGAGAACGACATGACCGCTCGCGACACCAGCCACCTCGTTGCACTGATGACCGGCCTGAGCCGTGAGCGTCAACGCCTCGCCGCAGCCCGCACCGAACAAGAGCGCGCCCTCCGCACCGTGTGGGTTCGCCAGTCGGAAAAGGAAATCAACGCGGAAGAGCGTTTTCTTGGCATGACGGAAACCGATTGGAATGAGCCGGAAATGTCGGCTGACGACTTGATGGCGGAGTTGATGGCATGAAGGTTCGCAGCCCAGATCGCCGCCTTAAGGCCCTTCAAGAGGCCTTTGTGGCTGTCGCTAGGGAATTGCACGCTGCAACCGAGGGCGACAAATCGGAGGAAGCCCTTGATGAGATTTTGGGGCGCGTCGCGCATATATCCGCATCCGCCGTCATGACCATTCGGGGGGAGTTGTCGCCGGTGGTGTCGGCAATGCCGATGTTCACTTGCTGCCCGCTTTGCCAAAAATTCCATGCGCCGGGATTTTGCTCATGACCAGCACCCTCCGCGCTCAACTCGCCCGCTCCCGCCAAGCCCAATCAGGAGCAAAGCGCATAGAGGTAGTGCTAGACGCTCGCTCCCTCGCTTGCCTCGAAAAGATCAAAGCCCAAACGGGCGTCAAAACCAACGCAGAGGCTATCTGCCGCGCGCTTTATGCGGCGGACGCTCTGCTAACCCATTGAGCAGCCAGTAGTTAGAGGGACTGGTGGGCGCGGATCACGGGAAGTCACTGGCCCGCCGCGCCCTGCTCAACAAAATGCGCTACGAGATGGGATATTGAATGAGCATCGTTCGCACTGGCGTTTGGCGTCCAATGATTACGCGAATGGATTGCGGGCGGCTGCTGGCGATTAACCTCGCAGGCTTCTGCGTTCTGATCTCGCTCAACCAAAAGAATTGAAATGACAAAGCCGATATGGATGCACAAAAACTTCCGCTACCCGCCTTCATCCGCTGAAGCTATTGAAGCGCGGGCTAAATGCGTTCCAGGTTCAGATTATGTGCCTTATAAAATCGCGGCGCTGAAAGCGGAAATTGCGTCATTGCGAGCAGCCTTGACCCGCCAAGCCCTCTAAGGCATCATCCCCACGCTCTAAGCCCGCGCCAAGGCAATAAGGCTAGAATCAAACCAGACTGCAAACCTCCACCGGAGCCGCCCATTATGGGAACGAAGTCCAAGCCGTCTAACGCGAACAAGGGTCGGCTTATGTCTATCAAGCCGCCCGCAAACCCGCTCAAGACCTACGGCCAGTCCATGCCGGGCGACAACGCCAAGCCGCGTCAGAAGTAAGCGCGTGGCTGTAACAGGCCGCCCGCGTTTGTATGACGATGCCAAGTCCTTTGCCGATTCGGTGGAGGGCTATTTTGCGTTATGCGAAGACGACGGGAAGCGGCCCACCCTCTCAGGGCTAAGCTATGCGCTAGGCTTTGACGACCGCGAGACGTTTAGCGATTACGCCACGTATGGCGACGACTTTTCCCGCACAGTTAAAAGGGCGAAGCTTCGGATTGCCGATTGGCTGGAGCAGCGACTGACCAACAAGGACACTTTCACAGCCGGGATCATCTTCGACCTGAAGAACAATCACGGATGGAAGGACAAAACGGAAGTTGAGGGGTCGGGGTCAATGTCCTTTACCGTCCTGACCGGCGTTCCCCGTGCCGACGGTTAGTCTCGGGTATAATCCGCGAAGCCAGTTTGTCCCTTTCCATAAGCGCAAGGAGAGGTGGGCCGCACTGGTATGCCATCGCCGCGCTGGAAAGACGGTAGCGACGATTGCGGACCTGATCGACGCGCTGCTGAGGTGCGACAAGCCTAACCCGCGCGGAGCCTATGTCGCCCCCACGTTCGTCCAAGCCAAAGACGTTGCATGGGAATACGCCAAGCGGTTCTCTGCGGCGATTCCAGGCGTGACGTTCAATGAGAGCGAACTGCGGATTGACTACCCGAACGGAGCGCGGCTGAGGCTTTACGGCGCCGAGAACTATGACCGGATGCGCGGCCTGTATCTGGACTATCTGGTTCTGGACGAATATGCGGACATGAACCCGGCGGCATGGCCGGAGGTGCTGCGTCCTGCTTTGGCGGATCGGAAAGGTCAGTGCGTCTTCATCGGGACGCCGAAAGGCCGCAACGCATTCTATGAGATATGCGAACACGCCAAAGGATCGCCAGACTGGTTCTATGACCGGATGAGGGCAAGCGAGACGGGCATCGTTGACGCGGACGAGCTGGCAGACGCTCGCGCGACGATGACCAAAGAGCAATACGCGACGGAGTTTGAGTGCAGCTTTGATAGCGCTGTGGTCGGGTCTTACTATGGTGGAGAGATTGAGCAGGCTTATGAAGAGCGCCGCGTTGGCAACGTGCCTCATGATCCTGCCCTACCCGTTACGACGTATTGGGACTTGGGGCTTGATGACGCGACGGCTGTTTGGTTCGTCCAGACGCTAGGCAAGGAAATCAGGGTCATTGAGGCGCAAGAGTGGACGCAGACGCCACTAACCCAGATTGCGAGCGAGGTGGCCGGTCGGCCCTACACTTACGCCGATCATGTCTTTCCTCATGATGTGCGGGTCCGGGAGATGACTACGGGCCGGAGCCGTGAAGAGGTCATGCGGAATATTCTGGGCAGGCTGTCGATTGCGCCCATGCTGGATATTGAGGACGGCATCAACGCGCTAAGAACGCTGTTCACGCGGCTTTGGTTCGATCAGACGAAATGTGCGGGCCTGGTCGAGGCGTTGAAGAACTACCGCAAAAAGTGGGACGATAAGCGCAAGGTGTTTGAAAACCGGCCTTACCACGATTGGTCAAGCCACTTGGCGGATGCGGGCCGGATGCTCGCTGTTAGTTATCGTGAGGTGGTGCAGCAGGACCGGGATCGATACAGCAAAAAGCGTTCTGGCCGGTCGAGTTGGGCAGCGTGACTTTGGCGGAATGTTGCGTTACCCTAGATGAAATGTGCGCGAGGACGGCATGAACCGCGAGATTTTGGCTATTGCCATTGCCCGACTAGAGGCTGCGGGGAACGTATTGGCTGCAAAGATGCTGAGAGGGCTGCTGAATGGTTGATGTTGTGAAGCGCAAGCCGGGCCGTCCGGCCAAGCCGCGTCCCGTTGAATCTGTGGAGGCTCGTGTTGACCCGGTCAATGAAGTCGAGAGCGGTGCGGACGGCGATGCGGATGATGGTGACGCGGAGGGTTTGGCCGTCGTCTTCGGGGATGCTGTCGGACCTGATAGCGATGGGGTGGCTAAGGCTGACCCCCTTTCCCCGCGAGAAATAGAGGAAGCGAAGAACCTAACGGTTTTCCCGGACAACGGCGCGTCATTGCAAAAGCCTGAGCCGGTGCCAGTGCTGACGCCTAAGCAAGTGGCCGCTCTTGATCATGACTTTGACGGTGAGGCAGGCGGTTCGCGTCCGGTCGCCAGTCTGAGCGAGTTGCAACGTGATGCGTTCGCCCATGATGCGGTGGATGCATATGAAGGACAAATCGAGGTCAAGCGTGTGGACGGGTTTAACCGCGTCTGGACGTTCCGCCATGAGATTGTGAAGAGCCAGGATCATATGCTGGTGGAGTGCCGTCGTGGCCCGACTGTGGCTCAACGGCTGATTTCGTCTGCGCTGTTCACCAAGGGGCAAGCGATGGTGGCGATTGAGAGTGCGGATGCGGAGACTTCCCGTTGACCGTCAAAGCCAGCCAGATTGCAGCCGGATTGAAGGCCAAGGGCTACGCGGTTCAATGGTCGCAAGAGACGCCTGATCAAATCGTGGTGTCGATTGATTTCATCCAGAACCCGGAACTGCCGTGGCTCCGCGCGTTTCATCTGGACGCGGCGGGGTGTGACGTGGAGACGTTCGTGGCGGAGATTGAGGCTTGGAAAGAGGACGTTCGCAAGCATCTGTCCTTTGGTGTCGCCTCGCCCGTCGTGCAGCAGGTCATCGCCCATTACGGCATCAAGCGGACCAAACAGGCCATAAAGGCGATTGAGCATGTCTGACGAAGGCCCGAACTTTGAAGGTCCGGACGACCTGCTGGCCAAGCTGACCGGCTGGAAAAAGGACGCGGACGCGCATTGGTCAACGTGGAAGGCTGAGGCGCGGGAAGACTATGACTTTGTGGCCGGTCGCCAATGGGCGCAGGAAGCCATTGCGGAGATGGAGGAACAGAACCGCATTCCGGTGACGTTCAACCGCGTTGAGCCGACGATTGACGCCGTGTCTGGCGCTGAAATCATGGGCCGTCAGGAGGTGACTTATCTGCCTCGCACGGTGAATGACACCGGCGTTACGGACGTGCTGTCGCAAGGCGCTCAATGGCTGCGCCAATCGTGCGACGCTGAGGATGAAGAATCGGAATCGTGCCGGGATACGCTGATCTGTGGCATTGGCGCGACCGAAACCCGCGTTAGCTACGATGAAGAGCCGGACGGGCAAATCATCATTGAGCGATGCGACCCGCTACAGTTCTCGGTCGATCCGTCGTCACGCAAGGCCAACTTTGCCGATGCGCGGTATGTCATCCGTGAAATCCCCATGTCGAGGGAGCAAGCGGAGGAAGAGTTCGGTGATCTGGACTTTGACCTTGTGGATTCGACCACGCAACGTCAACCGACCGTCGTTGACCCGCAAGTCCGTTACAAGAACGGAGAGAGCGACCAAGGCAACCCGAACGAGGTCCAGGTTTGCGAGTATCAGTGGTTTGACACCTACCATGTGAACCGCATTCAGAACCCGATGACGGGTGAAGAGGCTGAGGTTGACGATGAAACGTTAGAAGCCGCGATGGCGGAAATGCCCGGCGTTGAGCTTAACCCTGTCCGGCAGAAGCGGCGTCGGTATTGGAAAGCGTTTGTGGTGGCCGGTGAGGTTCACGACAAGACGGAGATTGAGGCGGGTAAGTTCACCTATACGTTCATCACCGGCAAGCGGGACCGGAACAAGGGGACGTATTACGGCCTTGTCCGGCCTATGAAAGACCCGCAACGGTTCGCTAACAAGTTTTTTTCGTCCATGCTGGAACAGTTCATCAAGGGCGCTAAAGGCGGCGTGATGGCTGAGGAAGGCGCGGTTGCGGACCAGCGCCAGTTCGAGAACAGTTGGGCACAGACGGACGCGATTACGTGGGTTCCGAACGGCTCGCTTAGCCAGAACCGCATTCAGGAGAAGCCTAACCAGCCGATTAGTCCGGCGCTTCCCCCGATGCTTGAGTTTTCCGTGGCGTCGATCCGCGACGTTACGGGGGTAAACCTTGAGCTTCTCGGCATGGCAGACCGGCAGCAGCCGGGAGTGCTAGAGCATCAACGCAAACAGGCGGCTTACGGCATCTTGTCCGCGTTCTTCAATGCGTTCCGGCGGTATCGGAAGATACAAGGCCGTCTGATGCTCAAGATGATGCAACTGTATCTCCCGCCTGATCAGCTTGTGCGGATTGTGGGGGACGATGGTGAGGCCAAATACGTCCCGCTTGCGCTGTCGCAAGAGGTGCAAGAGTATGACGTGGTGGTTGACGAGGCTCCGTCGTCTCCAAACCAGAAAGAGCGCGTGTTTGCTATCCTGACCCAGTTCCAAGGGATGTTCGGTGAAGCGTCGCCGGAGATTATTGCGGAGATTGTCCGGTATAGCCCGCTGCCTGCCGCTCTGAGCGAGAAGATTGTGAAGAGCTTGATGACCCCGCCGCCGCCTGACCCTGCGGCGGAAAAGGCGGCTGCGCTCGGAATGGCGCAAATGGAGCAATCCGTCCGCAAGACGGCGAGCGAGGCGGCGAAGAACGAGGCTCAGGCTCAACAGAGCGACGCTGAGGCGGCGAGAGACTTGACGGAGGCCATGCGGAACGATGCAGAGGCTTCCCTGATGCAAACCGTGACCAATCTTTCAGGAGGGATGAACCCCAATGTCTGACGGTTCCTATGACGACCAAAGCGACGACGGTTTTGAAGCGGAGATGGACGAAGCCCGTCAGGCTCAAGAGCAAGACGATGCCGGAGGCGATGAAGGCGAGGCGGATGATGCGCCCGCTGAAAAGCCTGCCGTCTCAAAGGACGTGGAGAAGCTTGAGCGCGTAGCCGCTGACAAGTCTCGCATGGCCCATGCAGAGCGACGCCAACGCCAGGCTGCTGAGGCTCGTGCGGAGGCGCTTGAGGCACGGCTTGCGGCTCTTGAAGGCCGTGGCCGGGGCAATGATGACGTTGACCTCTCGGCCATCCCCGATGTGGAGACGGACCCTATCGGCAACATCGAGGCCCTGCGGAAGATTGCGCTCAAACTGACGCAGCGCGAGCAAGAGACGCAAAGGGCGACGCAAGCCCAGACCGCACAACAGCGCCAGTTCCAGCAAATCAATGCGCGGATGCAGGAGTATGAGGCGGATTTCATCGAGACGAACCCCGACTACAACGATGCAGCCAAGCATTTCCGTGAGGCCCGCATTTTGGAGCTTCAGGAGCAGGGCTATGACGGCGACGAACTGACTGCGGCCCTGACCACCGAGCTGGTCGGGCTTGTGGCGAGGTCGCTTCAATCCGGCAAAGACCCTGCGGAAGTCGTTTACAAACTGGCAAAAAATCGCGGCTTTAGCGGCGTTGCGGGAAAGTCTAACCCGGCACAGGTTGACAAACTTGGAAAAAGGTTGGAAACGATTGACCGAGGCCAGAAGGCTTCACGCTCCCTCAGCGGAATGAGCGGCAAGATGGGCGACGGTGAGTTGTCTGCGGAGTCGGTCACGAGGCTTGAGGGCGCGGCGTTCGATGCGGCGTTCGCCAAGTTGCGTTCGCAGCAGCGTCGGGCGGGATAGTCGGGCGGTTCACGGGACGAACCAAACCCACGGCGGGTGAGGATGCCGTTCGGATGTTGGCACGGTAGCCCAACGCGAGAACGACCCCTCATTCACTGTGGAGGCCCAAATGGCCCTGACTTCATACGGCGTGAACGCTCCCGAGGCTGTAAAGCTTTGGTCCAAGGCGCTGATGCGCGAAGCCCTCAAGGCAACGTGGATTGGCAAGTTCATTGGTGACAGCTCTGACAGCCTGATCCAGCAAAAAGACGATTTCAAAAAGTCGGCGGGCGACCGCCTGACCATGACCCTGCGGATGCAGTTGACCGGCGATGGTGTGCTGGGCGACGGCACCCTTGAGGGCAACGAAGAGCGTCTGACCACCTACACCGACAACCTGCTGATTGACCAGCTTCGCCACGCGGTTCGTTCCGCTGGCAAGATGACTGAGCAGCGCATCCCGTGGAGCATCCGCGAGGAAGCCAAGGACGGACTGGTTGATTGGTGGGCCGGTCGCATGGATACCGCCTTCTTCAACCAACTGTGCGGCTACACCGTCCAGACCGACCTTCGCTATACCGGCAACAACGCCGTTCTGGCCCCGACCACGGTTATCCGCCCGAACTCGCGGGCTAACGACCAATCGCTGACCACTGGCGATGAGTTCACCCTGCAACTGATCGACTCTGCCGTTGCCGCAGCCAAGCTGGCAACTCCGGTCATTCGTCCGCTCAAAATGAACGGCGAGGATCGGTATGTGATGTTCCTGCATACCAACCAGGTCACGCAACTGCGGACCAACACCTCGGCTGGTCAGTGGCTTGACATCCAGAAGGCCGCAACGACCGGCGACGGTTCGCGCAGCAACCCGATCTTCACGGGCGCTCTGGGCATGTATAACGGCGTCATCCTGCATGAATCGACCCGCATCACTCCGGGGGTCAACTCGTCCACGGGTGCGTCGGTTGCCAACACCCGCCGTGCCGTTCTGGCTGGCGCTCAAGCCATTGTTCTCGGCTTTGGCGGCGGTCAGGACTACGGTTCGTGGGACTGGAACGAAGAACTGTTCGACTACGGCAACCAACTGGGTGTCGAGGCGGGCTGCATCTTCGGCCTGAAAGCGGTTCGCTACAACTCTGCTGATTTCTCGAAAATCGGCGTTCACACCTATACCGCTTAAGGAGTGGGATAATGGCTGTTACCGCACGTCAAAACGCTACGCAGGAAATCCACTACATCCGCGCCAATGTCGCCTTTAACTCGGTGGCATCTGGCACGTCGGTGTCGCTGGGTGCTGCGCTTCCTGCCGGTGCCGTGGTGCTTTTCACCTCGGTTGGCATTCAAACCGTCTTCAACGCTGGCACCACCAACGTTCTCATTGTCGGCACTGGTTCCGATGATGACGCGCTGGTTGCTGCCGGTGGTGCGGATGAAACCGCTGTCGGTGTTACCAACGTGGTTCCTGCCACGCTCGGCGGCATCATGTCGGCTTCGGCTGACACCGAACTGTTCTGGAAATACACCCAGAGCGGCACGGCTGCGACCACGGGTGCCGCCACGATTGTCGTGGCTTACGTCCCGAACGCCTAAGGAAAAGGAGCGGGTGTAAAAGCCCGCTCCGACCCCTGAATGGCAACCCTCGCTGACCTCAAAGCCCGCATCATTGCTGAGACGAACCGCGATGATCTGGCAGACGACCTAGCAACCGCGCTTGATGAGGTAATCTCTCGCGCGATTGAGTTTTATGCGGTCCAGCGGTTCACGTTCAACGAATATCGCCAGACCGCGACGACGGTGGCCAACAATCAATATGTGACGCTTCCTGCCGGAACGCGGATGATTGACTATCTGTCGGTCACGGTCGGCTCCAATGCCTATCCGCTTCGCCCGCAAGCGTGGCAGGTGATTGAGGAGTGGAACGGCTACGCGACCACGAGCGGCCAGCCTACGGACTATTCGGTGCAGACGGGCCAGGTTCGTCTCTACCCCGTGCCAAACACGGCCTATCCGCTGACCTTCCTCGGTGTTGCAGACGTAACGCCCGCGCTTGACTACAGCGACGGCACGTCAACGAATGCATGGCTGACGGACGGCTATGACCTCCTTGCCGCTCGCGTTCGTTATCTGCTGTATCGGGATTATTTCCGTGATGCGGAAGGCGCTAATATTGCGCTCGGTGCTGAGCAAGAGGCATTGGCAGACCTCCGCAACAGCGTGTCGCAGCTTCTCGGCACCGGAAGGATGCGCGGTTCATGGTAGCGCCTAACGCAATCCTGATTGAGCCGGAATCGCCTTTGTGGTGGAAACGGGCCGCGTTGCAGATTCAGCAACTGTTCGTGCTGTCGCGTCGTCCCTTGCAGCTTACCGGATACACGACTGCCAACCTGCCAGACCCGGCACAATGGAAGTCGTGCCTTGTTTATGACCTGACCACGAACGGTGTGAAGGTTTCCAACGGAGCGACGTGGAATGCCCTCTAGTCCAACGCCACTCTTGAACATCGAGCAACAGGCGGCGGGTGAAAACCTCAACGTCTGGGGCGATCCAAACCTTAACTCGGCGCTGCAACGGCTGACGGAGGCTATTGCCGCGACCACGGCTATTTCGTCGTATCCCATCACGCTGACCTCAACCAATTATGTCGCCAACCAAGCGCGGAGCATGATGCTGTCATGTTCGGGTGTTGGCGGGACGGTGACGGTGCCGGGGCAGTCAAAGCTTTACATCGTCCGCAACGCATCGAGCGGAAACGTCGTCATCACGGCGGGTGCTACGGGCGCAACGGTGGCTGCTGGCGATACGGTGCCGGTGATCTGCGACGGCACGGACTGCCGGATTGCGGCTCGGACGGACTTTCAGAACAGTGTGCTTAAGAACGTCGCCAACGGCTCCAATGCGCTGGATGCGGTCAATAAGCAGCAAATCGACGCGGTTCTAGCAGCGGCTCAAGCCTATACGGATGCAACGGCGTTTGCCTCGGCTTCGCTGCCCGGTCAGGCGGGCGAGACTGGCAAGTTCCTGCAAACCAACGGCACGTCAACGCTCTGGGCTACGGTGTTCCCGTCGTTTTCAGGGACAACGGATTACACGCTGACCAGTGATGGTTCTGCGGCTGTCTGGTCTTCACCAGCCACGATGCGGGCCAAACTGTCCCTTGGCGGCGCGGCGCTGCTGAATGTCGGCACGACTGCGGGAACGGTTGCTGCGGGCAATGATTCGCGCATCGTCGGGGCGGCTCAAACGTCTGGCGCGGTGTTTACGGGCGCGGTTTCCGGTCCGTCTGGCGTCTTTACGGCTTTGTCGGGCGCGCTGACGGGTAACGCCTCGACTGCAACCGCATTGGCCACGGCTAGGGACTTGAGCCTTACCGGCGACGTGACGGGCACCCTGAGCGGTTTTAACGGAACGTCCAACGTGTCGGGGGCTATGACGCTTTCGGCTTCTGCCGTTCGTCTGGTGGCCTTGCCTGCCGGTTCCATTATCCAGTTTGCGGCTTCTACGCCTCCCTCCGGCTATCTGGTTTGCGATGGTTCGGCGGTTTCGCGGGCGACCTATGCCGCGCTGTTCGCAGCGGTTGGGACCGTCTGGGGCGTCGGTGACGGTTCGACAACCTTTAACTTGCCGGACCTTCGCGGCGAGTTTATCCGTGGCTGGGATAACGGGCGAGGCATTGACCCCGCTCGCGCCTTTGCGAGTTTTCAAGCGGATGAACT